TATAAATTGGAAATAAGTTAAACGAAGTATAATTTTATTGAGCCGGATGAGAAATCATCCGGCCATTTTTAGGTTTAAATGCGAGAATTAACGAAGGAAGAACAGAAGTGGTTGAATGATAATCAAAGCTATATTGATCGAGACTATCGGGAAAGAGACAGCCGAGAATACATTGAAGGTGAAATGGGCAATGCCAGTTTTTCAAAAAAGGCAGACACGCGCTCTCTTGCCGACATTGAAACAATTTCTGAGCTTAATGATGACGATTTGGTTGGATATTCCGCGTTTATTGAAAATGCAGAGTATCTGAGCGTTTTTGAAAAAGAGTTGCTTAAACTGAGATTCATAAAAAAAATGTCACTCAGGCAAATCGAAAAAATGGTTCAAATAAAAACAGTAGTCAATGAAGTTGAATTGATTGAAACATATATGTCTAATGGTCACATATGTCGACTATTAAAAAATGCTGGGGCTAAAATTCGCTGCAATTGCAGCGAATTCTCTATTAATAGAGAACAATGATTCATAATAAATCTTCAATAAATTACTTTATTTATAAATAGGAGACGAATAATAGTGTCAAATGAACAAAAAGTTTCATTAAATCATCAAGATATTCCAATCGAAAATCTCATTCCTTACGCCAGAAACGCACGTGTCCATACCGATGGTCACATTGCTCAACTTGCCGCCTCCATTCGTGAATTCGGATTTAAAAATCCAATATTAGTTGACGCTGAAAACAATGTCATTGCAGGGCATGGACGACTCCTGGCGGCACGTAAACTTGAAATGGAGAGTGTGCCTTGTGTTGTAATAGATGATCTGTCAGCGGCGCAAAAACGAGCATTCATTCTTGCCGACAATAAGTTGCATGATAATTCATCCTTTGATTACGAAATGCTTCAAATCGAACTTGATGATTTGAAGTTGGAAGGCTTTGATCTCAATATTGCCGGTTTTGAAAATTTTGAAATAAGCTCCGATGATAATTCACCATACAATGACTCATTGCCGGAGCCTGGTGATTCTTATTCTGACATTACAAGTGATATGTGGGGCGTAATTGTCACTTTAAAAAATGAAGAAGAGCAAGTGACACTTCTCCAGCGACTTGTTGATGAGGGATATAAATGCAAAGCGTTGATATAATAAAAAGTTCGGTCATTGATCGAACTCCCAGAGTAATGCAGATTGAATCAATGTTTGATGTGCCGGTTGAAGAGAAATCCACGGTTACATGGAATGTTGATTTGCCGATTCAAGATATGAATTGGAATATCGGCTTGATTGTCGGGCCTTCGGGCGCTGGCAAAACGACGGTTGCTAAAGAAATGTTCGGTAAAAACATTGTCTCCGGTTTCGACTGGAACAGAGACAAAGCAATTGTTGACAGCTTCCCGGCTGGCATGGGCATAAAGGACATTATAAAATGTCTTACATCGGTCGGTTTCAATACAATCCCATCATGGTTAAGGCCGTTTCATGTTCTTTCAAACGGTGAACAATTCAGAGTAACGATAGCCAGAGCAATGGCTGAATCCAAAGAAATGCTGGTTGTCGATGAGTTTACCAGTGTTGTGGATAGAAATGTCGCCAAAGTCGCATCTCATGCAATTCAAAAAACCATCCGCAGGCAGGAACGAAAGCTCATTGCCGTCTCCTGTCATTACGACATAATCGATTGGCTGCAACCTGACTGGATCTATGAACCGCACACCGGTTCTTTCCAGGGGAGGTCTCTTCGGCGACACCCAGAGCTCAACTTGGACATTCGAGAGATTGACAAAACCGCTTGGCGAGAGTTTAGGAAACATCATTATCTGAGCGGCAATTTGCATACCGCATCAAAATGTTTTGGTGCGTTTTATGGGGATCAGTGCATTGCATTTTCCGCTTATAGGCAATTTCCTCACCCGAAAACTCGAAACATAAAAATGGGCCATCGACTTGTTGTTCTCCCTGATTATCAAGGGATCGGCATTGGCGGCCTATTTGATGACTGGGTGGGTCAATATTTGTATGAAAGAAAATTTCGCTATCATAATGTCATCGCTCACCCGGCAATGATCAATTATTACAGCAATTCTCCCAGGTGGAAATTGCTTCGACATGACAGATTTACCGCATTGCCAACAAAAAACGCTGTCAAATCGATTGCTAAAAAACAAGTAGAATTTTCATTGCAAAGAATCAGTGCGTCTTTCTGCTATTCACCACCTGTAAACAAACAAGAATCACTCAATGATAAAGGAATAATTGTCTTATGAAATCGTTCGTATCTGCAAAAATTCACGGCATAAGGGTTACCGACAAATCCATTCAATATAACGGCTCGGTATCCATTTGTCCGAAGCTCATGAAAGCGGCCGGCATTCAACAATTTGAAAAGGTGCAAGTCATCAATCTCACCAATGGGAACAGGTGGGAAACATATGCGATTGAAACAGCGATCAAAGGCTTCACGCTAAACGGCGGTGGCGCTCGCCTGGGCGAAATCGGGGATGAGTGCGTTATAATCACTTATGCAACGTCGGAAACGTTTCAACCCGCCAATGTTGTGTTCGTAAACAAGGATAATGATATTTCAAGGACAATGCGCTACGAACAATGAAAATACTTGAAATAGGTAATTATATCATCCCCGCTTACGCTGGGATGATTCTCGCTGAACAGGGCCATGAAGTCATCAAATGGACAAACGGCAATGATCCAACTTTGTCACTCAATGACGGCGACAAACTGTGGTCATGGCTCAATCAAGGAAAAAATATCGTCAATAAAAATTTCAGTGAGATCCCCAGCGCCTTGGATGAGTTTGACGCCGTCATTGACAATGTAAAAGAAAGTTCACTGAGGCGTCTTGGCATCGATCCCGCAGCTCTTGCAGCAAAGCATCAAGTACGATGGATAAGCATGAGGAGCGAGTCAGAAGATGAAATAAGTTTCGATATAATCGCTCAGGCAAGAAGCTGGATGCAATACGCCGATTGGATTCCGTTTTACGTTGGTGACACGACCGGCGGCCTCTGGCTTGCATTCAAGCTCCTCGCCAGCAATAAACCAGAGCATGCAGTCATCTATCAAGCAAGCGCAATGCAAAAGCTGGTTGAAGGAGAACTCATTCATACTCCCGACCGCAACCGCAACCAAATACCATGGGATAATGAACCGTATGAATTCAAAGACGGCAAAGCAATTGTCCAGTACAAAAACAAAACCTATGAAGAAAGCATCAAGAACACAGAGTGGAAATTAAAACATTTAAAACACATTAATGGCAGAATAACAATCTGATTAAAAGGAGTTATCAAGTAGTTTATTGATTAAATAGCAATGGAAAAGACAAAACTCAAAAGAGGACGACCCAAAGGCTCAGTCACTAAATTAACAAAGGATGTCATTGAAAAAATAGCACTCGGTATCTCCGCAGGCTTAACATTTTCAGGTGCTTACGTAAATGCTGGAGTATCTAAAGCGACGTATTACAAATGGCGAGAACTTGGAAAAGACGCAACAGGTGGAATCTACAAGGAATTCATGGACTCCATCCAAGAAGCGCAGGATAAAGCCCTTGCCAGATTGGAGGTTGCAATCAACAAATCCGCCCTTGGTGGATACAAAGTAATTGAGACAAAAACGATCACCAGACCGGACGGCTCCACTGAAACGGCAATAACCGAAAAGGTTGCAGAACCGGACGGACGATTGATGTTGATGATGTTGGAAAGAAGGAACCCAGCTGATTGGGCCAAAAAAGAAAAATTGGAGATATTCACCGACAAACCACTTGATGTTCACCTTTTTGGCGACATTGATCTTGGTACCGATGGCTTTGAAGAATGAATCCAACGTTCGACCCCATAAAAGATCTTCATCCGAAACAACAACTGGCTTTCAGATCAAGCGCAACAGAAACTCTATTTGGCGGCGCGGCTGGCCCCGGGAAAAGCCATTTTCTCAGGTATCTTGCCGTATTTTGTGCTTTTGCCGTTCCGGGTATTCAAATTTATCTTTTTCGAAGAACTTCACCAGATCTTGAAAAGAATCATATTCAAGGCCCCACTGGCTTCCCCGCTGTTCTTGCTAATTATATAGCTGCCGGAATTGTAAAATATAATCAGCAAAAAGGAATGTTTACGTTTCCAGGAGGCGGCAGAATTTTCCTTTGTCACTGTCAATATGAAAAGGATCTTGCGAATTATCAGGGCGCTGAGATTCATTTACTGTTGATAGATGAACTCACTCACTTCACTGAAACAATGTATCGATATTTACGCGGTCGTGTTCGTCTTGGTGGATGGAGACCGCGTAATGGAAAATACAAGAAAATATTCCCTAAAATAATGTGCGGAAGCAACCCGGGCGGCATTGGGCACAACTGGGTTAAAGGAACTTTTGTCACGTATCAACCGTGGTATGAAATTAAACGAACGCCAAAGAAGGATGGCGGAATGCTCAGGCAATACATTCCCGCCAAACTTGAAGACAATCCGACGATGAATTTAAACGATCCGGATTATGCAAATCGTCTCAGTGGTCTTGGCAGTGCAGCGCTCGTTAAGGCAATGCTTGACGGTGATTGGGATATTGTCGCCGGTGGCGCATTTGATGACGTTTGGGAATTAGCCAAACACGCTCTCCAGCCGTTTGATGTTCCGAAGAACTGGAGAATAGACAGAAGTTTTGACTGGGGATCATCTCACCCGTTCTCGGTTGGTTGGTGGGCAAAGGCAAACGGCGAAGAAGTAAAATTAAAAGATGGGACAAGAAGAAGCTTTTATCCAGGAACATTAATCAGAATTGCTGAGTGGTACGGCTGGGACGGAACGGCAGATCATGGCTGCAAGATGCTTGCAAAGGATATCGCCAAAGGAATCGTCAAAAGAGAAAATGACGGATTGCTCAAAAATCTTAACGTTAAACCAGGCCCGGCGGACAATTCCATTTTCGATGTTGAGAACGGCGTTTGTATTGCAAAAGACATGGAAACAGAGAAAGTGCGTTGGACAAGATCAAATAAAAATCCCGGCAGCAGAATAAACGGGCTTGAACTTGTGCGTGGCCTGCTTTCTGCGGCAACAAAGCATCCGCAAGAATCTCCAGGAATGTATGTTTTCAATAACTGCAATGATGGATTCATTCGCACAATTCCCGTATTGCCAAGAAGCCCCATCAATAGCGATGACATAGATACGAAATCGGAAGATCATGCGTGGGACGAAGTTCGTTATCGCGCTTTAGACACGGCACGTATTACAACAACTCAGGAGATTTAAAATGGCAGTAACAATGACAATTACGACTGGTGATGATATCAGTTATCCACTTGCAGCATATAGCAATTCCAGAATAATGATGAAACTACCGGACGCATTATCTGGCGGAACGGAAACAATGAGGTTGGCCGGAACGGAATATCTCCCTCAAGAGGCCGGTGAATCGGATGAAAAATATCAGATCAGATTGAAACGATCCGTACTGCTTGAAGTGTATTCACGAACCATTGAAAAAATGGTTGGAGAGATGTTCAAGACAAAAATCGCAATCAGCGATGATGTTGATGAAGATGTAAAAAATTGGCTGAATGACATTGATCGGCAAGGAAATGACATCACTGTTTTTATGTCCAAAATTGCCGCGACAGCAATTGACGAAGGGATCAGTCACATACTGGTTGAATATCCCCGGTCTCCCGGGAAAACGCTCGCTGATCATAAAGCGGCCGGAGCACAGCCTTATTTTGTGCATATCAAACCGGCCAGTGTCATTGGCTGGAGATTTGATGATAGTTTGAAGACAGGTAAAAAACTCATGCAGCTTCGCATCAAAGAAGCACATACTGCTTCAGATGGCCTTTATGGACAAAAGGAAGTGGAACGAATCCGACTTTTAACTCCCGGTGCATGGGCGGTATATGAGGAAAAAGAAGGCAGTTGGACAATCGCGACAGACGATGATGGACAATTAATGGAGGGGCGGACAAATCTTGATTACATCCCGTTGATTACATTCTGGTTTGGCGAAGAAGTAAGCGAATTGACCGCCCGACCGCCGCTCATGCCACTTGCTCACTTGAATTGCACACATTGGCAGTCATCCAGCGATCAGCGCAATATTCTTCATTACGCTCGGCTGGTGACATGGTTTGGCAAAATGCTTGAAGAGGATGAAGGGGGCCAAATATTGATCGGTGCCAATCGATTAGTGAAAAGCAACAGCGAAGGAGGTGATCTGAAAATTGTTGAACATTCAGGGGCGGCGATCGGAGCAGGCAGACAGGATCTTGAGGATCTCAAAACCGAGATGGCATTGTTCGGCCTTTCGTTATTGATCAGCAAAACAGGGACGGTTACGGCAACAGAGAAAGGAATTGATAAAGGTGAAAGTGATTCGGCAATTCACCGTTGGGCCCGAATCGTTAATTCAGGCATGGAACAAGCTTTCCGGTATATGCATAAATATCTCGGCAAGGAAGTAAAAGGAACGATCACGGCAAATGATGACTTCAGCGGAGCACTCAATGATCAGGATTCAGCGCTTCTTGTCAAAGCATTTGAATCAGGATTGCTGCCGAGAAGTATTGTCGTGGATGAACTGAAATCGAGAGGCGTGATAAAGGGCGAAATCGACTTGATTGATTTGGTTGCCCAGTTGGCGGAAGATCAGAAAGCAACAGCTTCACAAACGCCGCTTTCCGGAACATTATCAGCAAACCCGCTTGCCTCGCTGCAAATGTAACGCGATAATGATAAAAATAATGCCTTGATAAGCCGTGACGAAACTTTCAGGGCATTACCTATGCAATGACACATATGATCAAGGAAATTCCGTCACGGGTCAAGAAAGGGCATAAAACCATTTATTGCCTTTTCTTTGTATCTGGCAATGGCGACATCGATTCTTGCGGACTCCAAAACGATGATTTCACGCGACAGAAGCAGATCAAGTTTAGGAACGAAAGATTTTTTTCTTTCCGGAATATGCAATTTGTATATTTTCCCCATAAAACCCAAATACAATGAAACAAACAAATGAGTCAACAGAAAAAGATATTCTGACGCCAAAACAAAGAGAAATTTATGACCTTTATTTGGTAAGCAACTACGATGAAAAAGAAGTTGCCAAAATTTTAAACATCAATGTTGATAGCGTTAAAAAAACGCTTTTCCTGGCCGGGAAGAAAGGCGCTTACCTGGTCCCTGATAAATTTTGCCCTGTTGCACCCGTCGGGTTCGAGACATTCTATTCGACCATTCACACTAAAGACGGCGAAGAGGTGGAGCGCTGGGACAGAGTGAAACCATTCTCTCAAAGCCTTGATTCACTCATTGCTTATCTTGAAAAACGCATCCCATCTGTTCCGACAACGTCAATAATCCAATCGAACAACATACAGAATGAAGTTTGCTTGGAGTGGACGCTTGCTGATTTCCATTATGGCCTATTGGCCTGGGATAAGGAAACTGGTGACGATTAT